GTGCTGCTCGGAATGCCGTACAACTGCCGGTTCTTCGGCGTGGATTTCGTTGGTCCGATCCTCGTGGTCGGCCGCAATAAGGACGAGTTCTGTGACGTTCCGGAGGCCGATTTTCTGATGGAGAATCTGCGGGAGGAGAACCATGGCGAAGTGTAAATTCTGCGGACAGGGTGTGCGGGTCGCGCCGGTGTTCCATCCGGCTTGCTGGGTGCAGGCAGCAGGCAAGGCGGCAGAGGTGTTCTGTGATGAGTATTGCAGATACCCGCGTGAACTGGATCAGGAAAAGCTGCTGGAGCGGTGCATGGAGTGCCCGCTGGTGCGCCTGACAGCGCTGGGAGGGGAAGTATGATTTTAGAGTTGACCAAACAGAACATCTTGAACCTGACGAATGAGAGCAAGCGCAAGGCTATCCTTGCCGCATGGCGCAGCTGGAGCATCTGGCACAAGGCGCCCGAGATCGGGCTTAGCGTGTACCGGCTCGACCTGCCGGACGGCTCGTTCTTTACGGCCAGCTGGTATGAGGGCGACGACTTCTTTCCGGGCGGCAGCATGGGCAACGTCAATCGTCCGCGTTTCAATCTCTGCAACAAGGGCGGCAGGCTGAAAGCCGGGAGCAAGGCCGAGAGCCTGCTGACGGACAAGCTCAAAGAGCTGCGGAAGGAGCTGCTGCGCGATGCGTGACCGCAAAATCTCGGAAATGACGGACGAGGAACTGCGCGAGCTGATGAAAAAGCGGCGCGGAAAGTGTCACACCGGTGCGGCGAACGCCGCCCAGCGGGAGCTCTGGAAGCGGCACTGGCACGACATACCGCGCCGACCGGAAGAAAAGGAGGAATCGCCGCAATGAAAATTGATGAACTTATCGAAGCCCTCGGACAGCTGAAAGTGCAGACCGGCTCTCTGGCCTGCCTCGGCTGCGGGCATGAGCATAACTGCGGTGTGCTTGGCTGCGCCCTGATCCGCGAGGCGGTGAACCAGCTGATCGAACAGAACTGCTGGATCAACCCAAAGGAGCGCCTGCCGGAACGCGGCGTGCCGGTGCTGACGTACAACAAGTGGGGACGTGCCCGAGTGGAAACACTGCGTACTTGGGATGAGCAGCCGTATTTTGTCGGCGGGCTGAAAGCCGGAGCCGATGTGCTGTTCTGGCGGCCGCTGCCGCAGTTGCCGGAGGTGCAGAAATGACAATCACTGATTTGCTGGTCAATTTGGACTGTATCCTGTGGCTGGTTCTGTTCTTCATTGTGCTGCACCGGGTCAACTTCTGGGACGGGAAATTCAGCGAGTTACATGAGGAACTGCTGAGAACAATCCGAGAGGAGGACAAGGAATGAACGATTTCAGTGGTCCGATAGACAAGAAAACAGCGAAAACCCTGCTGAAACTATGCAGGAAGACCATTCCGGTTATGACACTGCTGGACGCATATACCATTCAGGCCATTCTGCACGGAGCGGAACGGCGTGCCAAAGAGAGGGAGGCTGACCATGGCCAAGACTAAGAACAAGCGCCCCGGCAAGCCGCGCGGCATGAACTACGCCGATATGTTGGCACGCCGAAAAACCATCAACGCCGTTAAGCTGGACGCAGCCGCGCTGCTGCTGACCGAGCAGGCCATGCAGCGGGCGCTCTGGCTGACGGTTTGCAGCCTGTCCGACGCCTATGGCTTCGGCAAGGAGCGCCTTGAACGGTTCTTCGAGGCGTATCAGCGCAACTCGGACGAGCTGCAGAAGATGCGCGAGAGCGTAGACGACGACTATGCGTTCGAAAAGCTGCGTATCCGCGCGGAAACGGTGTCCGGGCGCGGCATCAAATACTTACATGACGATCTTTGAACCAGATGGGACCCTCTGAGCACTGCTCGGGGGGCCCGATGTGGCGCAAAGGCCACAGAGGAGGGAGGTATTCCATGCAAATCATAAATGACCGCAGTATTACGGTTTCAACCGGCACCGGGCGCAAGTGTACGAACTGGCAGCCGGCGGTCATGACCCTTGGAGAACTGTACGACCGTCTGCACACGCCGATCCGCGGCGAGGAAACACTCGCGGCCTATATGCAGATGAGCAAGACCGAGCGGGACAACCGCAAGGACATCGGCGGCTTTGTCGGCGGACAGCTTGCCGGACGGCGCAAGAAAGCAAACGTGCAGGGGCGCGATCTCGTGACCCTCGACCTCGACAACCTGCCGCCGGGCGCGACAGCAGAGGTCCTGCGGCGCTGTGCCGGTCTGGGTGTCGGGTACTGCGTGTATTCCACGCGCAAGCACTGCCCGGAAGCACCGCGTCTGCGCATCGTTGTGCCGACCGACCGCACCATGCAGCCGGACGAGTACGAGCCGATCAGCCGCAGACTGGCCGAGCTGATCCAGCCGGAAATGACATGGTTCGACGCGACGACGTTCCAGATTGAGCGCCTGATGTACTGGCCGAGCGCCTGCGCGGATGCCGAGTATGTCTTCCGGTACGAGGACAAGCCGTTCCTCTCGGCGGACGGTATGCTGGCTCTGTACGAGGACTGGCGGAACGTCAGCAGCTGGGCGACCGTGCCCGGCGAGGCGAAGCTGCGCGACCGCAGCGCAAAGAAGCAGGGTGACCCGAGAGAGAAGTCCGGCGTTGTCGGTGCATTCTGCCGAACGTATGACGTGCCGGCGGCAATGGAGAAGTTCCTGCCAGGCGTGTACCGCGAAACCGATGTGCCCGACCGTTATACCTATGCAGAGGGCAGCACAGCGGGCGGCGCGGTGCTCTACGATGACGGCAGATTCCTGTATTCCCATCATGCGACCGACCCGTGCAGCGGCGTTCTGGTCAACGCATTCGACCTCGTGCGGCTGCATAAGTTCGGCGCCCAGGACGACGACGCGCAAGAGGGCACACCGGTCAACCGGCTGCCGTCCTTCGATGCCATGTGCCGTCTGGCGGTAGCTGACCCCGAGGTTTCCGGCAAATTACAGGCGGAACGTCTGGCGCAGGTGCAGGCGGACTTCGCGGGAATTGAACAGCAGCCTGCAGACAGCGAGCAGCAGCCGAATAATGACTGGCTGAACCGGCTTGCCGTCCACCCCAAGACCGGCAAGGTGCTGAACACGATAGACAACATCTGGCTTATCCTCGAGAATGACCCGCAGCTCAAAGGACGGTTCGCGCTCAACGAGTTCGCCGGGCGCGGTGAGATCCTTGGTGTCGTGCCGTGGGACCCGCGCGGCAAGCGCAGGGCTTGGGAGGACAACGACAATCAGGGCCTGTACTGGTACCTCGAGAAAGTGTACGAGATCACCGGCGCGGCCAGAGTAGACGGCGCACTCAGCCTGCACAGCAACCGCCATGCTTTTAATGAGATGGTGGACTACCTGCAAGGCGTACAGTGGGACGGCGTGCCGCGTCTGGACACGCTGCTCATCGACTACTTAGGCGCGGAGGACACTGCGTACACCCGCGCTGTGACCCGCAAGGCATTTACGGCGGCAGTTGCGCGAGCGCTGAAACCCGGCTGCAAGTTCGACTGCATGACCATCCTTGCCGGTCCGCAGGGCATCGGCAAGTCAACACTGCTGAGTGTGATGAGCCGAGGCTACTTCAATGACAGTCTGCGGACGTTCGAGGGCAAGGAGGCTTGCGAGGTCATCCAGGGCGTGTGGCTGGTCGAGGTGAGCGAGCTGGAGGCGTTCAACAAGGCCGAGGTCGGCCGGGTCAAGCAGTTTCTCTCGCAGCGCAGCGACCGTTTCCGCGCCGCCTACGGCAGACATGTCAAAGAGCTGCCGCGACGCTGCGTGTTCTTCGGCACGACCAACGAGAGCGAGTTCCTGAGCGACCGCACAGGCAACCGCCGGTTCTGGCCGGTGGACGTGGGCGTACACAGGGCAGCTAAGAGCATCTGGAACGAGCTGAACGAGGAAACCGTCAGCCAGATCTGGGCAGAGGCTGTTATGCGTTATCGTCTGGGTGAGCCGCTGTATCTGAGCGGAGAGGTCGGTCAGCAGGCAGCCGAGAAGCAGGAGGGCCACCGCCGAACGTCTGTCCGTGAGGGCATCATCCGCGACTTTCTCGAACAGCAGGTGCCCGAAGATTGGAGCACCTGGAAGCTCGACCAGCGAGGTATGTTCTGGCAGGGCGCGGTCAAGCATGACGGCAGACTGGTGCCCCGTGAGAGGGTGTGTGCACTGGAAATCTGGTGCGAGGCTCTGGGTGGGGACCCGCGGTTTATCCGGAACTCGGACGCGGCGGAAATTAACAGTATTGTAGCCGCTGTGCCGGGGTGGAAACGGATGACCCGAACAGCGAAATTCGGATATTGTAAGACGCAGAGAGGCTTTGAAAGAACGGTAACAATCTCAGAATAATGAGGTAACAATCTGAGGTAACAATCTCAGGCGGGGGTAACAATGGTAACAATCTTTTTGAGAATGTTACCCTCATTTGTTACCGCAGTCGGAAAAGCGAAATACAGGGAAATGACTGGATTTCATAACTTATTTGTTCTGTAAATACAAAAGGTAACAAAGTAACAATCTTTTTAATAGTAAGTATAAATTAGAGGGAATAGAGAGTAATATTACCGCCTGTACCCTCTGTGCGCAATATGTGCTACGCGTATACGCGTGTGCGCACGCGCGAGGAAGGAGAACTATGCGAGAAAAAGAAATCGAAAGCTACCTGCGCGACCGTATCCGTCGGATCGGCGGAAAGGCGTACAAGTTCGTCAGCCCCGGCAACAACGGTGTGCCTGACAGACTGGTGTGCCTGCCCGGCGTTCAAGCAGTATTCGTAGAGCTGAAAGCACCGGGCAAAGCACCGCGGCCGATCCAGATCCACCAGATCGGTATGCTGAAACAGCTGGGCTTCCGGGTGGAGGTCATTGACAGCAAGGAACAGGTGGACGAGTTCGTGAAGGAGTTGAGCGAAAATGGTAATTAGCTGCGACTGGTGTGGCAGGGCAATGACCCGATACCCCAGCCAGGTGAAAAAGCATAATTTCTGCTGCCGTCAATGTCTGGCTAATTTCTCATCACGCGAGAAAAATCCTGATGGATACGACAGTTTGAAAAGCTATGCGGGAATGTCGGCGAACATGACCCGAATCAACCGAAGGCTGAACCCCATGAGAATGACCGATACAGTGCGAGAAAAATTGCGTCAATCGCGCTTGAAGAACGGAAAACACAAATTCTATCCGAAAATATACGGCAGGCATGCGCACCGCGTAATAGCCGAACTTATGTTGGGAAGGCCATTGAAAAAGGGCGAAGTTGTACATCACATCGATGAAAACAGAGATAACAATGACCCGAACAATCTGATGATTTTTGAGAGTCAGGCTGCACACGCCGCCTGGCACGCTGCCATCCGAGGAGGTGATGCCAAGTGATATTCAGACCGCACAACTACCAGAGTTACTGCATCGAGAAGCTGCTGACGCTTCCGGCAGTTGGGCTTTTTCTGGATATGGGTTAGGCTTAGGGAAAACAGTAACCACCCTGACCGCTGTGAAAGAGCTGAAATACCATCGATTCCAGGTCTGCAAGGTGCTTGTCATCGCGCCGAAGAAGGTAGCCGAGGCAACGTGGAGCCGTGAGGCCGAGAAATGGGATCACCTGCGGGATATGCGGGTGTCCACCGTACTGGGCAGCCGTATCAAGCGCGAGAAAGCACTGGCGCGGCCTGCCGATCTGTATGTTATCAACCGCGAGAACGTCGAGTGGCTGGTGGACTACTACCGCAACGACTGGCCGTTCGACATGGTGGTTATCGACGAGAGCAGCAGCTTCAAGGACCAGAGCACCAAGCGATGGAAAGCGCTGAAGCGTGTCCGTCCGAAGATCCACCGCATCGTGCTGCTGACCGGCACACCGGCCCCCAACACGCTGATCGACCTGTGGGCGCAGCTGTACCTGCTGGATGAGGGCGCAAGGCTCGGACGGACGATCGGCGGATTCCGGGAGCGGTACTTCCAGCCGGACAAGCGAAACGCCGAACGGGTTTTCACCTACAAGCCCAAGATGGGAACGGAGCAGGCCGTGCAGGATCTCATCGGGGACATCTGCATCAGCATGAAGGCCGAGGACTACCTGACCCTGCCGGAGTGCGTGAGCGTGGATGTGCCTGTCGTACTGGACAGCAAGGCCGCCAAGGCTTACACCACCATGGAGCGGGAAATGCTGCTGGAAGTCGCGGAGGATACCATCACCGCAGATACCGCCGCGGTTCTGACGAACAAGCTGCTGCAGCTAGCCGGCGGTGCGGTGTACAACGCTGAGCATGAGGCACAGGTGATTCATAGCTGCAAGATCGAGGCATTTCTCGAGCTGGTGGAAAGCCTTGCCGGCAAGAGCGCACTGGTGTTCTACGGTTTCCAGCACGAGAAGGAGCGCATTCTCGCCGCACTGGCGATGAAGCACAAGAACCTGCGTGTCCGGGTGTTCAGCGGCCCGCAGGATGAGGATGACTGGAATGCCGGAAAGATTGATATTCTGCTAGCGCACCCGGCAAGCACGGCTTACGGGCTGAATCTGCAGCAAGGCGGCAATCATGTAATCTGGTTTTCGCCAACGTGGAGTCTGGAGCTGTATCAGCAGGCTAACAAGCGCCTGCACCGTCAAGGCCAGACCGAGCGCGTTATCATCCACAGGCTGCTGGTAGACGGCAGCGTGGATCACGACGTCGTTGCCGCCCTGGAGGGCAAGGCCGACACGCAGGAAGCGCTGATGGAGAGCATCAAGGCAAGGATTGAACAGGTACGGAAGGAGAATTTATGACAACTAAGGATTGGCTGAACCGCGGGTGGGCACTCGACCGCGAGATTACGGCTTTGGAGAGTGCCAAGCGTCGGGCGTATGACCGCTGCGTGTCCGGCGTGGCATCGGTGAGCGGTGCACCGGGCGGCGGCGGTGCCTCAGATGGCGGCCTGAGCCGCTACGCCGACTTTGCCGCGGCGCTGGATGCCCAGATCGACAAGCTGATCGACATCAAGCAGGAGATTGCGGCGGTGATTGCCGAGGTGCCGGATACGACCCTGCGGACACTTCTCACAAAGCGGTACTTAAACTTTGAGAAGTGGGAGAAAATCGCGGTTGACTTGAATTATTCGTGGAGGCAGGTTATGCGCCTGCACGGTCAGGCGCTGCGTGCTGCGGAGCCGCTTATCGCAAATATGGCATAGGATGTCATGGTATGTCATATTGTTCCGTGCTATACTGGTATCATGAAGTTCAGCGGGAATGAAACTGAGGTCCCGCATTTCTCCTGCTTCATACCGCATTGGAAACACCTCCGGAAAGGCACTCTTGGAAACAAGGGTGCTTTTTCGTGCCCGGATTTCAGAAAGGACGGTGCAGAATGGCAAAAGGCAAATATCAGGAATGGCTTACGCCGGACGGCATCACCCGTCTGGAAGCGTGGGCGAGGGATGGTCTGACAGATGAGCAGATCGCAGCCAGGATCGGCATTACGACCAGCACGCTGTACGACTGGAAAAACAAATACTCGGAGTTTTCGGAGGCCCTAAAAAGGGGAAAAGAGGTTGTAGACATCGAAGTTGAGAACGCTTTACTCAAGCGTGCGCTCGGCTACGACTACACCGAGGAGCGCGTAGAGCGCAGTCAGGATGGCGGAAAGAAGAGCATCAAGACCGTGCAGACGGTCAAGCACATTCCGCCGGACACGACTGCGCAGATCTTCTGGCTGAAGAACCGCAGACCGGACAGGTGGCGCGACAAGCAGCAGATCGAGCACTCCGGCACTCTCGAGGTGGAGAACCCGCTCGCCGGTCTGACCACCGAGGAGCTGCGAAAGCTGGCTGACGATGGTTGACCCTCGCATTCGCAGGGCGGCTCGCCTTGAGCTTGCCCGGCGTGATTTCTGGTCGTTCTGCAAGCTGATGGCGCCGGACTTCTACCGCGGGGACCGGCCGTACCTCAAGACGCTGTGTCGGCGCTTACAGGCGTTCTGTGAGAGCGACCGCAAGGTGCTGGTGGTCAATATGCCGCCGCGCCACGGCAAGAGCCGCACAGCGGTGCTGCTGAGCCAGTGGCTGTTTGGCCGTGATCCGTCCGAGCAGATCATGACCGGCAGCTACAACGAAACGCTGTCCACGACATTTGCACGGGCGGTCCGCGACGGTATTGCGGAGGAACGGTTCGACCCGAGCCGCATTGTGTTTTCGGACATTTTCCCGCAGACCCGCATCAAATACGGCGAGGCTGCCGCAGGCAAATGGGCGCTTGAGGGACAGTACGCGAGCTACCTTGCTACCTCTCCGGGCGGCACGGCGACCGGCTTCGGCGCACGCAAGCTGATTCTCGATGACCTGATCAAGAAGGCCGAGGAGGCTTTTAACGAGGGCGCACTCGACAAGCAGTGGCAGTGGTTCACCGACACGATGCTGTCCCGAACCGAAACCGGCTACAAGATCGTTATCATCATGACGCGCTGGGCGACCGGCGACCTCGCAGGCCGTGCACTGGAGCACTGGCCGGATGCGGAGCTCATCACCATGAAAGCCTTGCAGGACGACGGCACGATGCTGTGCGACGCGGTTCTCACCCGTGAGGACTACGAGGACAAGGTTCGCACGATGAGCGAGGAGATCGCCAGCGCGAACTACCAGCAGCAGCCGATCGACCTGAAAGGCCGTCTGTACAGCAGCTTCAAGACCTACACGGACATTCCACGCGATGCAAACGGCAAGCCGCTGTTCACGCATATCCGCAGCTACACCGACACGGCGGACACCGGCGCGGACTATCTGTGCAGCATCATCTACGGCGAGTATAACCACGAGGCCTATGTGCTCGACATCTACTACACCAAGGACCCGATGGAGATCACCGAGCCGGAAACCGCACGGCGGCTGCTGGCGCATGGCGTCAACCTTGCGAAAATCGAGAGCAACAACGGCGGCCGCGGCTTTGCCCGCAACGTGCAGGAGCAGCTTCGGCGGCTCGGCTCCAACCGCTGCCGTGTGGAGTGGTTCCACCAGAGCGAGAACAAGGTCGCGCGTATCCTGACGGGCTCAACGTGGGTGCAGGATCACATTTATTTTCCGGTGAACTGGCGCGACCGCTGGCCGGAGTATGCAAAAGCAATGTTACATTACCAGAAAGAGGGCAAGAACGCCCACGATGACGCTCCCGACGCGACAACCGGCGTTGCGGAGCAGTTTACCAGGAAAGGAGGGGTCAGCGTATGGTGAAAGTGAACAGCCGCACGATTCAGCGGCTTTTACAGGGGCACGGGCAGTTCATCCGCGCAGCGGACGAGGCTCGGCGCTATTACAGCAACGTCAACCGCATCAAGCAGGACAACAGCGTTTTGCAGCGGCAGGCAGAGACCGAACAGGCGCTCGGCAATCCGCTGCACCTCGCGGACAACCGCATTTCGCACTCGTGGCATAATCTGCTCGTGACGCAGAAGGTTTCCTACGCGCTGAGCTACCCGCCGGTGTTCGATGTGGGGAACAAGACTGCCAACGAGCGGATTGCAGAGATTCTCGGAGATCAGTACACTGCAACGGCCATGCAGCTCGGCATTGACGCGAGCAACACCTCGGTCGGCTGGCTGCATTACTGGCGCGGCACAGACGGCAGGTTCCGCTACCACACCGTAGACCCGGAACAGATCGTGCCGGTGTTCTCCGGTACGCTGGAGAGCGACCTCGTCGGCGTGCTGCGCTGCTACACCATGCTCGACCCGCAGAGCGGCCAGACCGTGCAGGTGTGCGAATACTGGGACGACACGACCTGCCGGTTCTACCGCCAGAACGGCGTGTCCGGCAACTACACCTACTTCGAATATCCGGAAGTCGGGCAGGAGCTGCGGCACGGCCTCGGCGCGGTGCCGTTCATCCCATTTTACAACAACGCCGACCGGCGGGGCGATCTTCCGCTGTACCGCGACCTGATCGACGCCTACGACAAGGTGGTTTCCGGCTTCGCCAACGACATGGAGGACGTACAGGAGGTCATCTTCGTCATCAAGAACTACGGCGGCACGGACAAGACCGAGTTTATGAGCGACCTCAAAAAGAGCAAGCTCATCAAGGTCGAGGGGGACGGCGGCGTGGACACCATCCGCGCGGAAATCCCGTTCGAAGCGCGGAACGCATTCCTCGAAAGAACGCGCCGTCAGATCTTCGTCAGCGGCATGGGTGTTGACCCGAACCCCGAGAATTTCGGCAATTCGTCCGGCGTGGCGCTCAAGTACCTGTACAGCCTGCTGGAGCTCAAGGCCGTGATGCTGGAAACGCAGTTTCGCAGCGGTTTTGCCGAGCTGGTTCGCGCCATCTGCCGTCTGGAGGGTATCGCGCAGCCCGTGCGTATTTTGCAGACATGGACACGCAACATGGTTCAGAACGACCTCGAAACCGCGCAGATCGCGCAGCAGTCGGTCGGCATTATCTCGGACAGAACGATTCTCGCAAACCATCCGTGGGTAGACGATGCCGAGAGCGAGCAGAAGCAGCTGGACAAGGAACAGCAGGCGGCAGCCGAAAAGCAGCCGCAGTTCCAGTTCCCGCCAAAGGACGGTGCAGGCGATGGCAGCAGCGGATAAGCTGAACGGCGCCTACTGGCGCAAACGTGCCATCGAGCTGGCCGAAAAGCAGAAACGGGAAGACGACGACCTGTGTCTGCGGTTCCACCGGGAGTACGAGCGCATTCTGCACGAGCTGGACAAGGAAATCTCGATTTTCTATGCCCGATATGCCGCAAACGAGAGTGTCAGCATGGCCGACGCACGCAAGCTGCTGCGCGATGCCGAGCTGGAAGACTTCCGGATGTCGCTGGACGAGTTCCGCGGCAAGGCCATCGCAGGCGGCTTTGACAAGGAACTGGAGGAGGTTTATCTCCGGTCGCGTATCTCGCGCTTGCAGGCATTGCAGACACAGGTTGAGCTGCGTATGATGGAGCTGTTCGGCTCTCAGCGTGATGTGCTGCGCGACCATTTGCAGGAGCGTTACACCGACACCTACTACCGCACGGTGTACGCTGTCAGCCAGCAGGCCGATGTGGCGAGCACCTTTGCCCGCATTGACCCGCAGACGGTCGAGAAGATTCTCGCCGCGCCGTGGGCCGGCAGTGAATTTTCGTCCCGCATCTGGGCGGACAAGGACAAGCTGACCCGTGAGCTGATGCAGACGCTCTCGCGCGGCTTTGTCCGCGGCGATTCGCTCGATCGCATGACGAAAGAGTTCGCCAAGCGCATGGGCGTGTCCGAGAGCAGGGCGGCAACGCTCATCCACACCGAGAGCGCCCACATGGCGGCTGAGGCTGCCGAACAGGGATACCGGGAAACCGGTATCCGCTCCTATCGGTTCGAGGCAGCACTCGATCTCAAGACCTGCGCAGTGTGCGGTGCTCTGGATCAGCGCGAGTTTCCGCTTGCGGAGCGTGAAACCGGCATTAACTATCCGCCGCTGCACCCACGCTGCCGGTGTACCACCGTTCCGGTGACGGAGTTCCGGATCGGCAGTAAGCGTGCCGCCAGAAATCCCGCGACCGGTAAGACCGAGTATGTTGAGAAAGGTATGACATATGAGGAATGGCATAAGAAATATGTTGAAAACGACCCGGAAAATGCTATACTGGAATTGAACAAGCGCGAAACAAGCGCACTGCAGAAGTATGTCAGTGCGGCCAGCTATTCGCTAAACGATAAGCTGCGCCGAGGTGAATCGCTCAGCGAAGCGGAACAGCGCTGGACGAAACGGCTTGACAAGGCGCTGGATAAACTTCCAGTATACGAGGGAACGGTATATCGTTCTCTGTCCAGTGACATGATACCGGATAAAGCTGCTTTTCTGGCAGCGCATGAGGTTGACGCGATCGTTACATACGACGCATACACGTCTACTTCTACGGAGGTATATGACTCGGATATGGATATTCAGCTGGTGATTCAGAGTAAGACCGGCAGAGATATGCGTGGTATCAACACAATCGAAAAGGAAATCCTTTTCAAGAGAGAATCGCGTTTCATTGTTGACAGAAAGGAGGGCAGCACCATATGGCTGACAGAAATTTAACCTTTGAGGACTTCAAAAGGCTGTCACCCGAGGAACGCAACAGGCGATATGAAGAACTGTCCGATCATGACAAGTTTCTGGCACGCTGTTCGCAGCCGTCGGGCGTTCATGGTGTGCTGTGCAATACCTGTATCCACCGAAAGCGGGTATGCTGCAAGGCGTTTCCGGATGGTATCCCGGGCGAGCATATGAATAAGCTGGAGGAAAACCCGGCAATCGAATGTGCACCGGGCGTTCGCTATCAACCAAAGACTTAGTCATCAAGACCGTACATTGGAGAGATAACAATGGATCTCATTCAGCACATGAAAAAGCTGCTCGGCACCGAGCACCCATATGACAAAGCGCATCGCCTCAAGGTGGAATGCACGGACGGTATTACGCTGACCGGCAAATTCGTCACCGTCGTAGGCGCACTGGACAATGAACCGGAGATTGCAGAGCTGATTATCCGGCGCGACGACAACGGCGTTCTGACCGGAATGCTGGAAACCGAAATCAAAACAGTAGAACTGATGGACTAAACCACCAAGGATTCAATCCAAGGTGGTTTTTTCATACCCATTTTTCGATGAAAGGAGCAAAAAACAATGGAATTTCTCAAAAGCCTTTTTGAAAAGGGCGCACTGACCTGGGAGCAGTTCCAGCAGGCGGCAAAGGACGCAAAGTTTGAGGTGGTCAATGCCGCCGGCGGCGCTTACGTTCCCAAGGCCGACCTGGACACCAAGGCGCAGGAGCTGACCACGGCGAACAACACCATCAAGGACCTGCGTGCCGCCGCCAAGGCGTGGGACGGAAAGGACCCGAAGAAGCTGGAGGACGACCTCAAGACCCTCCAGACAAAGTACAACACCGATACCGCGAATATTCGTCGTGATGCAGCTATCGACCTGGCGCTGACACGTGCCCACGCACGCGATCCGCAGCTGACCCGCGCGGCGCTCTCGATGGACGATATCAAGATCGGCGCGGACGGCAAGATCACCGGCCTTGACGCGCAGGTCGAAAGTCTGAAAAAGGACAAGGCATGGCTGTTCGAGGAGGACGGCGCAGGTCAGTCCGGCAAGCAGGGCGACAAGGGCGGAAACCCGAACGGCGGTCAGGGCGGCGGCTACAATCCGCAGTCCGGCGGCAACCCGAACACGGTAAACGACCTCGGTTCCGCTCTCGCAGAAGTATACAACACCAACGGCTAACAGAAAGAAGGAATGAAAAATGCCTATCACTCTCGCACAGGCAAAGGTCGGCATGGCAAACCATGTGGACCAGCAGGTTATCGACCAGTTCCGCCGCGGCTCCATGCTGCTGGAGGCACTGACCTTTGACAACTCGGTATCGCCCGGTACCGGCGGCTCTACGCTGACCTATGGCTACACTCAGCTCAAGACCCCGGCAGGCGCGGATTTCCGTGACATCAACACCGACTACACCGACACCGTAGCCGACCGCGAAACCAAGTCGGTTGACCTCAAGATCTTCGGCGGTACGTTCAAGATCGACCGTGTTCTCGCTAACACCGCGAACGGCCAGATCAACGAGGTGCAGTTCCAGCTCGAGGAGCACATCAAGGCGACCACCAACCTGTTCCACTACACCGCCATCAACGGCGACAAGGGCACCAAGGGCTTTGACGGTCTGGACACGCTGCTTGTCGGCACTTCCACCGAGATCAATGCCGACGCATCCAAGGCGATCGACCTGTCCACCTCGGCGGCGATCGACACCAACTACAAGACCGTGCTCGATATGCTCGACGAGTTCCTGTCCGAACTGGACGGCGTGCCGACCATGCTCATCGGCAATGCGGCGCTGCTGACCAAGATCCGCTCCTGCGCCCGCCGTGCCGGTTATCTGACCCACTCCGAGGACGCTTTCGGCCGTCAGATGAGCGGTTACAACGGCATTCCGTTCATGGATATGCAGTATTACTACGACACCGCCGAGAAGAAGGAAAAGCCGGTCGTGCCGATCACGTCGCGCGAATACGGCGCGTCCTCGTCCAAGACCACCGTTACCGGTCTGACCGACCTGTACGCTGTCCGTCTGGGTCTGGACGGTTTCCACGCCGTATCTCCGATGGGCGGCAAGGTGATCTCGACCACGCTGCCTGATTTCAGCACTGCAGGCCCGGTCAAGGCCGGTGATGTCGAGATGGTAGCGGCAACCGTGCTCAAGAAGTCCCGCGCTGCCGGCGTGCTGCGTAACTTCAAGGTAAAGTGAGGGAAGCGCTATGTACAAGATCAAGGCACCGAGCGAGGAATACGACCGCAAGATCGGCGGCGTGCAGTTCGTCAGTGGTGAGGCGCAGACGGATAACGAGTGGCTTGCAAGCTGGTTCTCCGGCCGTGCGGGCTTTACCGTGGAAACCGTGACCGCCGAGGAGGAAACCGAGCCGACCGAGGACAAACCGAGGGGGAAGCGCAGAAATGACAAGGGAAACGCTGATGCTGCGGGCGCAAAGTCTGCTGCCGAACCTGCCGCAGGAAACGCTTGAGTTCGCCTGCGATCTGGTGCTCGAGCAGATCTGTAACTACTGCAATCTGACCGAGGCGCCGGATGGCCTGACGAACACCGCAGCGCTTATGGTGCGCGGCCTGGTAAACAGCGTTCAGCTCCAGAACGAGAATATGCAGCCTGCCGCAAAGGGCGTGTCCAGAGGGGATACGTCCTTTTCCTTTGCAACGGCGGCAGAGCAGCTGGCGACACTGGCAGGCTCGGGCGACTTCCTCACTGATTACAAGGCGCAGCTGAACGCCTATCGAAAGATGAGGTGGTAGTATGCTCGGCAATCCGGAGCTGGAACGGGCGCTGCTGGAGCAGACCTATGACGGCGTGATGACCGTCACCGGCACAAGCAAACAGGAAGTGGGCGGCGAAACCGTTGTTACACCGGACGCGGTGCTGCACGAGAATATCCCGTGTGCACTGTCGTTTTCGGGCACACCGGACAGCAAAACGGACGCGAACAGCGGTCAGATCAGCTATCAGGCGACGATCTACTGTGCGCCTGATCTGGCTGTTCCGGCAGGCTGCCGCATTGTGGTTCAGTAGTACGGCGCGACCTATCGGCTGAAATACAGCGGCGAAAGCGCGGTCTATCCGACGCATCAGCAGCTTTCCGCCGTCCGAGAGGAGCGAGCGTAATGGCAAGCTGGGGAAGCTGTGATTTTCACGAGCTGCGCGACTTAAACGAACGCATTAAGGCCGCCGCCAGCGAACCGGAGATGGACGCTTTCTACACCGACTTGCTCGATGAGATGATGAACGGCCTGCTGACCGATGTCAAGGAGCTGACACCGGTTGACCGCGGTCATCTGCGGCGCAACTGGTTCATCACCAAGGCGAAGCGCAGCGGCAAGGTGTACCACGCGGATATTTATAACAATATCGAGTATGCACCATACGTCGAGAACGGCCACCGGCAGGAGGTTGGACGGTATGTTCCGGCTATTGGCAAACGTCTGGTTCGCAGTTTCGTTGAAGGAAAGCACATGCTGCGCGAGGGTCTGTTCGACCTCCAGAAAGCTGCGCCGGACTTTATCAAGACCAAAAGCGAGGAATTCCTCAGCCGCATGATGGAGGGCAAATGATTAACGTAGTACAGGAAATCGTCGATAAGCTGCGCACGGTCTATCCATCGGCGCAGTACGACATCTACACAGAGCGTATCGAGCAGGGCTTCTCTGCGCCGTGCTTCTCCATTCGGCAGCTTCGTGCGGACGTCACGCCGTACCCGTCCGGGCTGCATGAGATCGTGCAGTACATGGACGTGCGGTTCTTCCCGTCGGACGGCCGTCCGCAGGAGCAGTGCCGAGAGACCGCACAGACACTCACGCTGCTGCTGCGGCGCACGGAAAGCCTGCGCGGGAGCAATCTCTCGTGGGAAATTACAGACGAGGTGCTGCACTTCTTCGCGGACTACCGGCAGTTTGTCCGGGAAATCCCGGAAAATATTCCGATGGAGAATTTGCAGACCACCGTAGGAACGGAGAACGAAAATGGCAGTTAAACGCAAAACCGAGGCAGGAGCACCGGCGTTTACCGGCGCACAGCTCCTGACCTTCGACAGATACCGCGAGCGGCGCGACCTGCTGGGTGTGCTGCTCGACAAGGATCAGCGCTACACCTTTTCCGAGGTGGACGCGCTCATTGACAACTTTATGAAAGGCAAGGTGAATTAAATGGCTTTAGGCGGCGGTATGTATACCGTACAGAACAAGGTTCTGCCCGGTGCGTACATCAACTTTGTGTCGGCGGCGCGTGCGTCTGCGACCCTGGGCGACCGCGGCACGGCGGCTTTCCCGCTGTCCCTCGACTGGGGACCGGAGAACGAGGTCGTGACCATCGAGAACAGCGAGTTCCAGAAGGGCTCACTTGCGCTGACCGGCTACGCCTACACGGCGGACGAGCTGCGTCCGCTGCGCGAGATCTTCGCAAATGCCAAGACGCTGCACCTGTTCCGTCTGAACAGCGGCGGCGCAAAGGCAGCCTGCAAGTACGCAGAGGCAAAGTATCCGGGCAAGATCGGCAACGAACTGAAGATCGTGATTCAGCAGAACGAGGGCTTCACGGCATCGACGAACGAGGTCTACGACGTTTCGACCTATATCGGCACGACCCTTGTGGACACGCAGAAGGCAGTCAAGGCAGTTGCAGACCTTTCCGACAACGACTATCTGCACTGGAAGGGCAGCGAGGCGCTGACCGAGAACGCAGGCTTGCTGCTCACCGGCGGCACGACCGGCGCGGTGCAGGATGCAGCTTACCAGACATTCCTCGACAAGATCGAGCCGTACAGCTTCAACGCGGTCGGCTGCGACACGAAGAACAGCACGGTCAAGGGTCTGTTCGCCAACTGGACGCGCCGCCTGCGTGATGAGCAGGGCGTGAAGTTCCAGTGCGTGCTGCATGGTTATCCCTCGGCAGACTATGAGGGCGTGATTTCCGTCAAGAACGGTCTGGTCGGTGCAGCTGATGATCCGTCGGCTGTCTACTGGACGACCGGCGCAGAAAGCGCGTGCGCGGTCAACCGTTCGATGACCAACTCGACCTATACCGGCGAGTACGACATCGACACGAACTACACCCAGACCCAGCTTGAAAAGGCGATCAAGGCCGGTGAGTTCACGTTCCACCGTGTCGGTGACCAGACGCGCGTGCTGACCGACATCAACACGTTCGTAAGCATTACAGACGAAAAGAGCGCGGATTTCTCGTCCAATCAGGTCATGCGCGTGCTCGACCAGATCGCCAATGACATCGCAAGCCTGTTTAACTCGAAGTACCTCGGCAAGGTGCAGAACGACGCCTCCGGCCGCGTGAGCCTGTGGAGCGACATTGTAGCGCATCACACCCAGCTCCAGACCATCCGCGCCATTGAGAACTTTGACAGCAGCAGCGTCACCGTGTCGCAGGGCGACATGAAGAAGTCTGTTGCGGTCGAGGACCATGTACAGCCGGTTTCCGCGATGGAACAGCTTTACATGAAGGTAATCGTTGAATAAAGGAGGGAAAAGTCATGCTGAACGCTCCTGTTATGGACGCAAATGATGCGGTAGCCGGTTCGATGGCCGAGTGCTACGTCACCATTGACGGCAACCGTTATAATATGATGCAGCTGTACAGCTTTGAGTCGTCCGCGAAGGTCAATTCGCAGGACGTGAAAATCCTCGGCCGTACCGGCATCGGTAAGAAGCCGACCGGCTGGTCCGGTTCGTGGAAGGGCACGGCGCACTTTAACCAGAGCGTGTTCCGTCGCTGGTTCCTGACCTACTGCAAGACCGGCAGGATGACGCCGTTTGAGATTCAGGTGTCCAACGAGGACCCGTCCTCGTCTGCCGGCCGTCAGACCATCACGCACACCGGCTGCCTGATCGACAGCTCGATTCTGGCGAAGTTCGACGCAGGCGACAGTCTGCTTGACGAGGAGCTTTCCGGTACGTTCGACGGCTGGGATATGCCCGAGGAGTTTACCGAACTGTCCGGTATGGAATAAGGAGGAATTTGAACAATGGGTAATCTTACCGCATTTCTGGCGCAGAACGCCAAGCAGGTTGAAAACGTGAAGCTGGTCGTATCCGACCGCTTCACCGATGAGGACGGCAAGCCGCTCGAGTGGGAGGTGCGCTGCATTTCCTCGCGTGAGGACGAAACACTGCGCCGCGACTGCCAGTACCGCGTACAGGTGCCGGGCAAGCGCGGCAGCTTCCGTCAGGAATTCGACAACGTGCTGTACCTTGCCAAGCTGGCAGCCGCCTGCACGGTTTATCCGAACCTCAACGATGCAGAACTGCAGGACAGCTACGGCGTGAAATGCGCCGAGGAGCTGATCTCGGCCATGCTGACGCCGGGTGAGTATACGAACTACACGGAAAAGCTGTTCGACATCTGCGGCTTCGGTGACAAGCTCGATCTGGTGGAACAGGCAAAAAACTGATTCGGGACGGGGATGACGAGGCTTCCGTCGCACATTTCTGCCTGCAGGAGCTTCACATCCTGCCGTCCGCATTTTTGAGCCTGCCGACGGAAGAGAGAGCCTTTATCACAGCTTCGTGCATTGTGCGAGGCGAGGAAGAGGAAAAGGCGCTGAATAAGACGAAACGAGGGAGGTGAGTTCTATGGCACTATCCAACACCGTCCAGCTGCGCGACGGCATGAGCAATGTACTCAGCCGTATCGCGTCCAGCCTGAGTACGGTCAACGACCGGTTTGAGCGGATGCAGAACCTGACCGAACAGGCTGCCCCGACCGGTCTGTATTCACAATTTAACAGCGAATTGACGGGTGTGCGTGAAGAGCTCACCCGAACCGTGAGCGAAGTCGAGGAGCTGCGGAACGGCATGACCTCGGCGCAGCCGCCGGCAGAGAACCTGACGGCCTCACTTAAAAAGCTGGGCACCGCGTTCCTCGGCTCCAAGTTGGTGAGCGGTATCGTGAGTATGTCGGACGAAATGACGCAGACCACGGCGCGTCTGAATCTGATGAACGACGGTTTGCAAAGCACCGCCGACCTGCAGGAGCTGATCTATCAGTCGGCTATGCGTTCGCGCGGCGCGTACAACGCCACAGCGGATGCGGTCGCGAAGATGGGTCTGCTTGCCGGTGACGCATTCAGCAGCAATCAGGAAACGATCGCGTTTGTCGAGCAGCTGAACAAGCAGTTCAAGATTGCCGGTACCTCGGCCGAGGGACAGGCAGCCGCCATGCTGCAGATCACGCAGGCCATGGGCTCCGGCGTGCTGCGCGGCGAGGAGCTGAACTCGGTATTCGAGCAGGCGCCGACCATCATTCAGTCGATTGCCGACTATCTCGGCGTATCGGTCGGTGAGATCCGCAACATGGCACAGGAGGGCGAGCTGACGGCGAGCGTCGTCAAGTCCGCGCTGCTGTCCTCGGCGGAGGAAACCAATCGAAAGTTTAACGAGATTCCGCTCACCTGGTCGGACGTCTGGACGCAGGCCAGCAATATGGCGATCATGGCCTTGCAGCCGCTGCTCGAAGCCATCAACTGGGTGGCGAACAATATTGAGGTCATCGGCCCGCTGGTGCTTGCGGCTGCGGCAGCCTTTGCGCTGTTTGCGGTGGCCGCCAACTGGACGAAGATCTGTGCTGCGGCTACGAAGGCGCTGACAGCCGCGCAGAAAATGCTCAATGCCGTGATGTCGCTCAACCCGATCGTGCTGATTATCGGCAGCGTTATCATTCTGATTGGCGTTATCGCTGCGTACATCAACTACACGAACCGGGCGAAGAACGAAACGACGAGCGCCGTCGGCGTGATCTGCGGCCTGTTTGCGATGGCAGGCGCGTTTGTCTACAATATGTTCTATCTGCCGGTCTACAACGTCATTGCCGATCTTATCAACTTCCTCGGCAACGTGTTCCAGCATCCGATTGCGTCGATTGAGATTTTGTTTCTGCAGCTCAGTCAGTATGTTGTCGGTGTCATCCGCGGTATGGTGAGGACGATTGAGAAGCTCATCAACCTTATTCCGGGTGTGAAGATCAACATAACCAGCGGTCTGGACACGTTCTACGACAGCTACACGGACCGCATTCAGAAGATCAAGGATCAGTCCGGGTGGACGGAATATGTCAAACACAAGGAGAAGATCGAGTATTCGACGGCTTACGCCAACGGCTACAACTGGGGCGCAAACCTCCAGAACAGCATCTCCGAAAAGCTGGGCCTTGACCTGCCGGACGACCCGGCGACGGGCCTGCTGTCTAACATCGCGGACAACACTGCACAGATCGCGGACGATGTGAGCGTTTCCTCGGACGACATCAAGCTGCTGCGCGATATTGCCGAGCGGCAGGCCATCAACAAGTACACCACCGCCGAGATTAAGGTGGAAATGGTCAACCACAATAACATCTCCAACGAGATGGACCTTGACGGCGTAGTAAACCTGCTGGAAGCCAAGGTCACCGAGGCCCTGGTCACCAGCGCGGAAGGAGTGCACATCTAAATATGTACGAATTTTACATGGATGGCGTGCTCCTGCCGGTCACGCCGGGAGCGCTTACGATTAAAGTAGCAAACCAGAACAAGACCATCAACCTTATCAACGAGGGTCAGCGCAACATTATCAAGACAGCAGGCTTGTCGAAAATCAGCTTTTCGGCGCTGCTGCCGAACCGGGAATATCCGTTTGCACGGTATTCGGGCGGTTATCAGCCTGCACAGTATTACCTGAGCAAGCTGGAATCGCTCAAGAATGCCTGCAAGCCGTTTGAATTCTCGGTTATCCGCATCGACGACAGCGGTGAGGAGCTGATGAGCGCACAGCCGATGACGGTATCTCTCGAAAGCTACGAGCTTGCCGAGGACGCGGGCAGCTACGGCGTTGACGTCATGGCAAAGATTGAATTGCTGCAATACGCGCCGTACCACACCAAGTCTATCGAGTTCAAGAAGAGCGAGAGCAGCACCACCACCAAGAAGGCGACCGTCACGCAGAATCGCGACACCACAACCGCACCGGCCGGCAAGACGTACACCATCAAGTCTGGTGATACGCTGTGGGATATTGCCCGCGTGAAGCTGGGGAACGGTACCAAGTGGCAGTCCATCTATAATCTGAACAAAGCAACCATTGAGGCCGCTGCCAAGAAGCACGGCAGATCAAGCAGCTCTAACGGCTGGTGGATCTACCCAGGCACCGTGCTCAAGCTGCCGAGTTAAGGAGGGGATAGCATGGGTAAATATGTTTGGCCATGTCCATCCTACTCGCGCATTTCGAGCGGCTACGGCAATCGTACCTGCCCGTACCACGGTAAGGAATTCCACGATGGCGTAGACCTCGCTGCAGCAAGCGGAGTGCCGATTCTGGCTTTTGCTCCGGGCAAGGTTACGCAATCTAAGATTTATGGTGGCTATGGTGAGTATATTGAGATTGACCACGGAGGCGGTTTAGTCAGCTTCTATGCGCATTGCTCCGCACGGTACGTCAAGCAGGGCGCGAAAGTCACTGCCGGTCAGAAAATCGCGGCCGTTGGTACAACCGGCAGTTCGACCGGCTGCCACCTGCACTTCGGTATGCATAAGAACGGCAGTAGCGTCAATCCGCTGAACTACGTTTCCTCGGGCGACACGCTCGCCAAGTATTCCGGCGCGAAGTCGGGCGGCACGGCAACGAACACTGTAAAGGCGTTGTTTACGGCATACTATCCGGCGAATAATGCCATGGAGGGCGGGTTTCTTGACGCACTGGGAAACAAACTTGACCCGAGCAAGCACACCTGTGCTGCACCGCCAAGCGTACCGTTTGGTACTAAGGTTACAGTGCAGGGCACAGGTACAGCGCTTGACGGCGTGACCTATACCGTCAATGACCGCGGCGGCATGATTCAAATCGAAAATGGCGTGTACCACTTCGACCTCTTGATGTCCTCGAACGCTGAATGCAACCGCTGGGGTAAGAAGTACGGCAAAGCCGTCATCGGCGGCGCGGGCGGCTCGTCCGGCTCGACGTCTTCGGGCACGAGCACCGAGAAAGAGAAGAAGAAGGACATCACGACCGTTGTTGTTAAGTCCGTCACCGGCGCGGCGGGCACGCGCAAGGAGATCCTGCGGGATGTGCCGTCCTGCCAGATGCCGGGCGCCGAGCTGATCATCCAGAACAAAAACGGTCAGCTTCAGCAGCCGATGATCGAGGGCGACATCGTGTGGGAAACCACCCGCAGCGGCGCGGCGTCCTCGCTGACGTTTACGGTGGTCAAGGACGATACCCTCAACTTTCACGAGGGCAATCCGGTGTCGTTCCGGTTCAATGGCTCCAATGTCTTTTACGGCTACGTCTTTAAGAAGTCGCGTTCGGATAACCGGCTGATTAAGGTCACGGCCTATGACCAGCTGCGCTACTTCAAGAACAAGGACACGATTTCGTATGTCAATAAGACTTACGCTGATGTCCTCAAAATGCTGGCTGCGGACTACGGCCTCAAGGTTGGTACCGTGACCGACACCAAGTACAAGATTCCGCAGCGTATCGAGGAGGGGACGCTCTTTGATATGCTCGGCAATGCCAGTGACCTGACCATCATCAACACCGGTAAGGTGTACGTCTTGTATGACGATTTCGGGAAACTGTGCCTGAAACCGTATGAGAGCCTGCTCCTGCCGCTCTACATCGACGAGGACACGGCGCAGGGTTACAGTTACACGTCCTCGATTGACAGCGACGTGTACAATCGCATCAAGCTGGCGTGGGACAATGATGAAACCGGCGTCAGAGAGGTTCATGTGATGAACAATACCGCCAGCCAAAGCAAATGGGGCACGCTCCAGTATTACGAAAAGCTGGACAACGCCCTCAACACCGCTGATTTGCAAACCAAGGCCAAGGCGCTGATGAAATACTACAACGTCATCCACCGTGAGCTGACCATGCAGAAGGTGTTTGGGGATGTTCGGGCGCGTGCCGGTACTTCGGTCTGCGTCGGCATGGGCCTGGGCGACATCAACATCAAGAACTATATGTGTGTGGAGAAGGCTAATCACACGTTCAGCAATGGCCTGTACACGATGGATTTGTATCTGAGCGGAATTCGAGGTGAGTTTAGTGCCTAATCTGATGGAATCTATGCGGCAGATTGCCGCGAACGAGCGTCAAGCCGCTTTGCCGATGACAATCTGCTTCGGCAAGGTGATTGCACTCTCGCCGTTCCGTGTGCAGATCGACCAGAAACTTGTGCTCACCAAGGAGTTTTTCATCGTGAAAAGTGGCGTGAGCGCATCATCGTTCAAGGTGGGCGATGTGCTCATCCTGTTCCGCAATGAGGGCGGGCAAAAGTACCTGATATTCGACAAGAAAGGGGCGTTGTAATGCTGCCAACAGAGTATAATGACGATCTCGTGCAGGATTTCGAGATTGAAACACAGCCTACGCGCACCTATGCGCTGCGGTTTGACGGCTACCCGTGTTCCGGCGGCAAGCTGGACGGACTGGAAGCCATGAAGCAGGCCATCTTCCTGATTCTTCAGACCGAACGGTTTCAGTACGCGATTTACAGCTGGAATTACGGCATTGAGCTGAACGCCCTGCTGGGTCAGACCATGACACCGTATCTGCAGGCCAAGGTTGCCAAGGCGATTGAAGATGCACTCATGGCGGATGATCGTGTGCTCTCGGTTGAGCAGTTCTCGTTCACCAAGGGCAAGCGCAGCCTGCTTGTGAAATTTACCGTAACCACGACCGAGGGCGACGTCGAGAGCGAATTTGAGTTTGGAGGTGAAGCGGCATGATCGGAAAGTATTCCGATGAAATGACGTTTGACTACATTGTGAACCGTATGCTGGAATCCGTGCCGGATACGGTGGACAAGCGAGAGGGCAGTATCATCTATGACGCGCTCGCACCGGCGGCCGCAGAACTGGTCAAGTGCTACATGGAACTGGATGTCGTGATGGACGAAACATTTGTTGATACGGCGTCGCTCCAGTACCTTATGCTGCGCTGCAAAGAGCGCGGCGTAGCTATTCAAGGCGAAACGGCTGCTGTTATCGAGGGCGTGTTCACGCCGTCCAGTGTGGAGCTGACCGCGGGCTTGCGGTTCAACTGCGACGAGGTGAACTACACCATCACAGAAAAGATCTCGGCCGGTCACTACAAGCTGGAGGCCGAAACGCTTGGCACGGTCGGCAACAAGTACACCGGTCTGCTGTTACCGATCCAGACGGTCAACGGATTGGAAACCGCCCAGATTGCAGCGGTGCTCATTCCGGCCGAGGACGGCGACACGACCGACACGCTGCGCGAGAAGTATTACGCCAGCATTGACGGTGAGGCGTTCGGCGGCAACGTGGCAGACTACCGCGAGAAGGTCAACGCCATTACAGGTGTTGGCGGTACCAAGGTCTATCCGGTATGGAACGGCGGCGGTACGGTAAAGCTGACTATTATCGCGTCGGACTTCACTGCGCCCAGTACGGAGCTCATCGGCAAGGTACAGACCGCCATCGACCCCGAGGGCAATCAGGGCGAGGGCCTCGGCCTTGCGCCGATCGGACACACGGTGACCGTCACCGGCGCACGCTACGCTGACCTCACCGTTGCAGCGAATGTCACCTTTGCCACCGGATGGAGTTGGGACAACGGCAAGTCGCAGCTCGTGAGCGCTGCTAATGCGTATCTTGATGAACTGCGTAAGAACTGGGCGGACAGCGAAACAACAGTGGTTCGTATCTCGCAGATCGAAACACACCTGCTGACCGCGGGTTGCGTTGTCGATGTGGACGGCACGACCGTCAACGGCGATACCAGGAACATTGAGCTGGCTGCGGACGAAATTCCACGGCTGGCCGAGATTGGCGGTGCGCCGTGAGAAAGAAGCTGCAAGACTACCTGCCGCCGATCCTGCTGAAAACCTACGAGTTTCCGCTTTTGTGCGACACCGAGCAGCCGGAGATTGACCGCCTGCGCGATGCCGCTGACGCGGTGCTCGATGCGCAGTTTATCAGTACCGCCGGTGAAACGGCGATTGCACGGTATGAGAAAATCTTCAAGATTACGCCGATGGATACAGACACACTGGACGAGCGCCGGTTTCGGGTGCTGGCGAAAATCAATGCTCAGCTGCCGTTCTCGGTGCGCCGCCTGCGGCAGCAGCTCGCAACGCTGTGTGGCGATGACGGCTATAAGCTCGAGCTGGATGGCGGCAAATACACGCTAACCGTTAAGGTGGCGCTGACCGCAAAACGCAATCAGCAGGCGGTCGAGGAACTGCTCGCGGACATTGTGCCTGCGAATATGGTCTGCACAACATCGCTGCTGTACAACACATGGGAGCAGATCAAGGAATTGACATGGGGCGAGCTGAAAAAGCTCACCTGGCGAGAAATTAAGGAGGAGGTGCTGCCGGATGGAGCAAACACCTAACTATCATCTGAATACGCCCGGCTACGAGGAGTTTGGCGATGTTGAAGTGCTCAACCAGAACTTTACCGCGATCGACACTGAGCTGAAAAAGAACGCTGACGCGGTGGGCGAGCGTGTCAAAACCGCTGAACTGGCCGAGAAGGTCAAGCAGACCGTCAAGGACGGCAGTCTGACCGCAAAGGATCTCGGCGCCGTATCAGCTGATACCAAGGGCAAGGCCGATGGTGTGGCCGGTCTGGACGGGAATGGCAAAGTGCCCTCCAACCAGCTGCCTGAAATGAATTACGAGGGCAAGGGCGCCGTAGATGAGCATAACAAGAGTACATTGGCGCACGCTGCACTGTTTAAGGCGGTCCTTGATGCGCTTGCGACGCACGCCAAGGACACTGGCAACCCGCACAAGGTCACGCCGGCGCAGATTGGTGCTATCGCACTGACCCTGCTCGGTCAGCCGAACGGTCCGGCGGTGCTGGACAAGGACGGCCGTCTGACCGCTGACCAGCTCGGCGGCGTGATCGGCGGCGAGAGTGACAGCGGTACCGGTGAACTGCAGGACACCGAGATGGAGGTCGGCACGATTACCAACAGCGGCGCTGGCTGGAACACCTACCATTTCCGCGAGGCCTTTGAGGGCGTTCCCAATGTGGTTTGTCAGGCCGAGGACTTCGATGGCGTTGTGCTGGTCAAGGACATCACCGCAGAGGGCTTCCTCTATTGTCTGCGCACGCTGCAGACCGGCAGTTACTACACCGGTGCGGCGACTGGTACCAGTCCGGCGCATAACGCGACTACACTGGTCAGCGGCACGACCACCACGGCAGACAGCATCAAAATCAACTATGTAGCGATTGAATATGGAGGCGAGAGATAATGCTTGGCGTAAATCAGTCGGACTTTATGTCCTATATGAGCGCACTCAAAACAAACTATCGAAAAGGCATCCACCGCATGGAGGCAATCCTTGCGAACCCGACCCATGCAAAGGAGTTTTCCGCCAACCTTGGCGGTGTGAGTGTGGTACTCGGCGTTCCGGTGGATCTGCCGGACCGCAACAGCGACAAGCTGCTTGAGCTGCTGCTCGGCAGTGATGTGGCAGACGATGCGGTGCTGACATGGATGCACCAGTTTTACGAGTTCACCGACTGGGACGATCTGCTCAGTGATTCCGCCCGCTGCAAGGAGATGGCCAACAACCCGCTGATCTGGCGCGCGGCCGGCGGCAGCAAGCTGGCGGTTGG